TAACTTGAGTTTCTAATAAATTATAACAAAAATCTATAACATTTAAATTTTGTAAAGTGAAAGATAAATCAATAAAATCAGAAAATTTAAATTTATAATAATCACTATTGAGAAATGGTTTATAAAAATTTATGTTATAATTTAATCTTTTAAGATTTTTATATGTTTCACTTTGTATACCAATTATGTCAGCATCTGTATTATTAATATTCAAAGAAACATCGTTAAGATTTATTTCAGATAAATCTGTTACATTATTTATAGGATTAAATAAATATTGATTATTATTACTAATATCATCTCTATAATCATGCTTTATAAATAAAATTCTTGGATTCTTAAAATCATTATCTTTATGTATAAATTTTATATTATGAATTAAATTTTGTTGTGTTAATAATGTTATTGCTCGTCTATTATCGTCATTAATTTTTCCTGAAAAAATTACTCTATTTTTAAACATTTCATTTGAAAAATTATCTTGATTAAATACATTATAATTGTGATCAAATTGATAGGAATTATTTCCTGTTAGTACTTCTCTTGGTAACCAAGTTTTAATATTTAATTGTGTTCCAATATTTTTTTTTGTTTCATTGTAGTTTGGTGAAATAGTTATAAAATGTGTTCTACTTACATCATTTATATTTGTATAGACCATATTTATTATTAATTATATATAATCAATAATAAATAATTAGCAATCTTTATCTATTTGTTTTTAATTAGTTAAAGGATCACTTTCGTCAAAGTACCATTGTTGAGATAAGTAGTATGGTTTTGATTTTTTAAGACTTGTATTTTCTGATATTGTAAGATCTGGTCCTTCTGATGTAGTTTTAAATATTTCAAAAGTTCCAATTGCATAATTATAATATCTTAAATTAGATAAATTACCTGCAAATCCACCATTTAAATTAATATATATATTATCATAGTTTTGTTTAACTATATTACTTAATTTATGTCTTTTAGTTAAAGTTCCATTAACATATATATCTACTATATTCTGTCCTGTTACTCTAATTATTACATTTACCCATTTTTTTATAGGTATTCCATCTACATATATATCATCAAAATATTTGTATGGGTTTATTTTATCTTCATTATCATTATAAACATTCATTCTAACTAACATTCCTAATACTGGATATTTTTCTAATAAATTATCTGAAATATTTTTTTTACCTGTATATAAATAAACTCCTGGTGCATTATTTGGACCATAAACACCTTCTAAATTTGTATCAGATGTTGTTGTTGAACCTTTATGGAATACATGTTTAAAATCTTTTTGCTCATTATATACTAAATCATTTACATACATCCAAAACGAATAAGTAAATTCTACCCCATCATATTGATTTTTACTTCTGTATATTGGTTTTGCATTTTTATCGGCTACAGATTGAGGAATTGTCATTGTTTGTGTTGCGTCTTTCATTCCTTTTAATATAAATGGGTTTTCTGGGGGAGTTAAAACATACATAATAATTCTACTAAATACCCAAAATAGAAATACAAATAATATTATAACTAATAATAAAAATGTAGCTTTTGCTATCAAAGTATTTGAATTTAAAAATTCATTTGATGAAGAAAGAAAATTTTCCGTTCCATAGGGTGTTAATGATACTAATTTTTTTTTGGCATCTCCTAAAAAATTATTTACGTTTTCCATTATTATTATATTTATATTATAATTTTATAATATTTTTTTCAAACAATACTCTTATTATATTTTAATCTCTCTAAACTTGTTTTGCTAATAACAATTTTTAAAAAATATGTTTAAAAAATTGTTATCATTATGGTTAGAAAGTAAAGGATCCTCTCTCTTTATTATATTCGAGGAAACTGACTTTCAATCCATATTTGCTATAAAGTGAATTTGCCAAAGATGCATTAATACCTTCTTTATAAATATTATATGCTTCTTGTGGATTAATTGCTTGAGGTTGGTATCTTACTCTTGTTATAAAACCTTCAAAACCAATATTTGGAGTTCCTAAATTTCCAAGATATAAATTCTTATTTTTATTATTTTCCATTTTATTTCTGTAAATTCCGTGTAATATGAATGAATTTCTTAATTTACCATCTAAATATACATCTAATGTTTTTGTATCGACTGATATTGTTAAATTATTCCATTTTTGAACAGGTATATTTTTTATTAAATATCTTGTGAAAGTTGTTTTATTATTTGAATTAGGTTTTTCTGAATATGTTTCAATATCAATAAATAAATTATTTTCATATTTATCTAAACCAATATTTAGATTTTTATAGGGAACAGGTTCTGTAGATACCGTTTCGTGTGAAGAACTCATTCCTACTAAATTATTTTGTAATTCTGGAACGGTTCTTGAATTTGATTTAATTGATGCATATAAAATATTTTTTTCTTCCGATATTTCATTTCCCCAATTATCAATAAAAAACCATACACTTAACATAAAGTTAGATGTATTATTTTCATTAAAATCTCTACTTTCTATTACATTTTTATTTGATACTAAAAATGATGGAGTTGAAGAAGTATCTGATACACTATTTGCTGTTTCTTTGGCATCAAGCATTACATCATAAATAATATCTGTTGTAAAGAAAAATCTTGCTAATAAAAATAAAACTATTAAAACTAATACAGTTATAACGATTATATTTGATAAGTTCATTATTTAATATAAACTAATATAATATTTTTTACTATATTATTTTATATTTTTTACTACATTATTTAATCTTTTTCTGAGTTTATTGTTAAATCATACATAAACTCTATATCACTTACAGGTCTTGGTGTTTCATAATAATAAATTTCTTTAATACTTCCATGTATTCCATTATCTTCACCTATAGTAATTTTATCATCATCAAAAAAAGGTGGTACATTCTTTTTTGAACCTACTAATTTACCATCTATAAATACATCTATTATATTATTTTGATAATTTATTGTTATAAACATCCATTTTTGATATTTTATATTTTTTGTTTTATAAATTGTATCTAATTGACTTCCTTCACTTGTTTGGGATTTAGATTTTATTATTAATTTTCTGCTTTTTCCATCATATAATATAACAGGTTTATTTGCATAATTAAATAATTCAGTTTCTCTCGAATATGCTATGCTAGTGTTTTCTGGTTGTGGATTTAAATAAAGATAAAAACTTATACTATATGTATATTTATATTCTAATTTATTTTTACCTAAATATCCTATTAATGCTTTAATATTAAATTCTTGTTCTGGACTTTCATCTAATAAACTATATGTAGTTCCTGGTTTTATTATTTTATTTGTTGTAGATTTAAAATTTTTACTAAAATCTTGATATTTTCCAATTGTTCTTTTCTCATCTAAATAATATGGTCCTTTACCAGATAACAAATCATGTTTATTCAGATTTGCTACTAATTGAAATAATAATGGTAATCCTATAAATGATAATACTAAAAATAATAATATTATAAATAATAGATATATTGAACTTGGTGTTGCTTTTATATCCTTATTTATTTCATCTACTATTATTACTAATAAACAAGGTAAAAACATTATAAAATTTTTAATTAAACACAAAAATTTATTTAATGGATTTATATCACTGTTATCGCAATCAGTTAATTGTGTTTCAAATATTTTTGCTAATATTGATAATATTGAAATTCCAATTAATATTCCAATAAATACTTTTGTTCCAAAATATAAATATTGATATGTATTATATCCATTATATATTGTAACTATCAAAAAAATTACTAATAAAATTAATCCTATATAAAATCCTGAAAATTTTAGTAAATTTTTAATTGGATTTTTAATAGTATTATTAAAATTTTCTATATTAAAAACTTTTTTATCTTGCCCTTCTTTATTTTTTATCTCTTTTACTAGTTTCTTCTTATCTTCTGAATAAATGCTTTTAAAAGATCCTGTTAAATTTGGACCTAATACAGCAAAACCTCTATTATCTTCCTGTTCATTTCTATATACAAAAAAATAAAAAAAACTTAATAAAATTCCACCAACAGATAATATTATCAATTGAGTATTTTTTTCTGAAACTTTTGATAAATTTATTAATATTACTAATAAAATAAAAACTAAAGTTAATAAAATAGAAATATAATATTTATATTTCTCAGAATTTACTATTATATGTAATATACTTGCTAATTGTTCTTCTATATATTTTTTTAAATCTACTAATCTATTAAATAAATTTCCAGATACTTTATTTAATTTTTCTGAAATATCTTTAGAACTCATGATTATATTAATTATATATTATATATTAAATTATTTTAATTATAAATTTTCTAAAGCTGTTTTCTTACCGTGACAATCTCTACATAATGCTTCTAAATTATCTACATTATTAGAACCACCATATTCTAATTTTGTTACATGATCCACTTCAAACCATGCTGGTAATTTTATTCCACAATGTTTACATTGCCAATTTTGAGATGATGCAACATACTTCTTTTTTGTTTCACTTACTGAACGTTTTGTTGATTTTGAACCATTTAGAATTTTTTTTTGTTGTGATGTTAAATTACTATATTGATTTTGATTATTTGGTTTATAATTTGAATTTATTGAATCTCCTAATGCTTTTCCTGTAAAATCTATAATTGGTGCTAACATTGATGTTGTTTGTCTATCAACCGGTAAATATTTAATATATCCATTTGCATTATTAAAAAATTCTTTAGCATTTTGAGGACTTCTTTTTAAATAAAGATATACACATAATCCTACAAATGCTATTATAGCAATTTTATAATATTTACTATAAGATTTTATTTTTGCTAAAATTTTACCTTCAAAATATATATTTGCTATAAAAATTATTACTATTATTCCTATAAATAATTCTAACTTCATAATTTATATAATTACTATATAATAATTATATAAACTTTCTATTTATTTTTTTTTGCTTCTTAGTTTTTTTTTATGTCTTAGTTTTTTTTTACTTTTTAATTTTTTTGTCTTTTTATTTTTATTTTTATTTTTATTTTTTTTTGTTATTCTTTTATTCTTTTTTTTTGTTTTTTTTCCTCCATGTAGGCGCTGATTACGAAATGGATGGGCAGCCGGCTTTTTGCCTGGAACACGTGGAGTATCTTGTTTATTTTTACCTTTATTCTCTGCTGCAAGTCTTCTTGCTTCTGCTCTGAACGATGTATCTGTATATTTAAATGGGGGCTGATCAAATGATGTTGCTATTTTTTTAACCTTACTTTGTTTGCTGTTTCCCTTTACTGGCGCAGAGTTTGCTCCTGGTGTTTCATTTGAAGAACCTGCATCTGCGTCTTGTGATTGGAAAGCGCGACGGATGTCTTCGTGTTGTGTTGAAGAACCCGCATCTGCGTGCTGTGATGAAGAACCTGCGGCTGCGTGCTGTGATGAAGAACCTGCGGCTGCGTGCTGTGATGAAG